AGAGTAGTCTCCTGTCTGTGCAGCCGTGCCTGTAACGACATTGAAGCCGTTCTGCCCGAAGCTCTGTAGGTTTGCTTGTGATTGGTTTGCTAATGTTGCCATGTTACTTGTTTTTATGGTGTTTTTTTAAATGAGTTACTCGACAACCCCTTTGATTTTAAATGCCTTTGCTATTTTCCTCTCGTTATCCTTTATTTGCTCCATAGATATACCAACATTATGAGGTGCAGACTCTACTCCAAGTTTAGAGTTTTTTGCGTATGTGTTTCTACTCTCCATAGCCCTTAGCTCTTTCAAACTCATTTTAGCAAGCTCTTCTGGAACATTGAATACTCTGGCAGGATTCTTTTTCCACATCTGCTCATCCTTTTCCCAACGCCTTCTTTCCTCAGCTTGATTTCTTGCTTTTTCTTGCATCGGAGTTCGATTATAAGCCTCTTGCTGAGACCTCGTTCTTACTGTTGTCTTTTTTTTACCTCCGTTGCCCTTTTTTAGTTTCATGGTTTATTCTTGGGTTAGTATATCGAGGATGTCCTCCTCACGTTCTGAAAGTTCTTCTCTTTTGCCTTGTCTTTGTGAAATCAGCTTGCTCTGCTCTACAGCCTGCTTCTCGACACGTTTATCCTTCCTGTCGTCCTTCTTCATTTCCAGTCCCTGCCTGAACTGCTGATCCTGCTGCATCTTCATCTGAGACATCTGAACCTCCATCTGCTTCAGCTCCTTCTCCATCTCATGTCTCATCTGCATCTTCTGTGCCTCCAACTGAGCCTTCAACTGCTCCAACTGTGCTTCGTTCTGAGCCTTGAGCTGCTCCATCTGAGCATCTGCCTGTGCTTTTGCCTGAACAGACTGAATGTTCGCCTGTGCTTGTGCCTGTGAGTTTGCAGCAGCCTGCTCCTGCATAGCCTTGATGCGTTTCTTACGCCTGACGATCAAGAGTCTTTCAGCTTGGTTGACATCCTTTAGGTTTCTGATGTGGATGGCATCCTCAATGTCCAGTTCCTTCTGTGACAAGCTCACTTGAATGTTCTGCTCCAAATAAAGCTTATCAGTTTCATCCATATCCTTACTTACCATCACACCAAAGTTGTACATGGGCAAGTCCTTGAAGCTACTAACCACCTTCATATTGGTCTTACCAATAGCCTTCTCATAGGCTTGGTAGACAACAGACTTTGGAGGAAGGATTTGCAATGCTCTGACGATGTCCTGACACACCTTCTTGTACAGTATCATCGATGCATTCTCAATACCATAAATAGCATTGTTACCAGCCTGCATTGCCTGCTGACGAACACCAACAAGCTGATCTCCTTTTGGAGTGCTTCCATCCATAACCTCGTTGATGCCCGTGCTGTCACGAATCATTCTCAGGTAGTGGTTATACAATCCAATCAACTCGTTGATGTTCCTAATGGAGTTACCAATCTCACGGATGGGAGGGTTTTGAAAACCACCCTCTGGGTTCTTACTCCTATAATAAAAGACACCCGTCTGCTCGTAAATGTCCTGTATCTCTAAAGGCTGAAGCTCACCGCCCTTTCCGAGCTGCACATTCTCCAATCCCTCAACATCAATAATGAGTCCGTCAGGCTTCGCCTTGGCGATGCTCTGCTGCAACTTCAAATGCGTAATCTGAAGCATATCAGCAAAGCCAATCACCTGCCCTGTCATGGACTTAGGAATCATCCTACGGATGTTCACAGAGGCAAAGGAGAATGAGAAACGGCACTTAGAGATGTCGTGCACATTCCGTGGCACGTTGTTCTTCATGCAGTAGTCAAACAGCTTGTCCGTGCCGATGATATACTTGCCACCCCACAGGGTCTCAATGTTCATGGCACTTGGCTTCCTTTCGTATATGGAGTTCTTTGGCTCCTTGTAAGAATAGCCTTTGTAGTAGAATCCTCTGTTACCGAAACGTGTTTCCTTGTCCTCAAAGAATACCTCGTCTGTACTCTTATACTCAAAGTCCAACACCTCTATAGTGTACTCGTCATATCCATACGAATACCTCTGAATGTTTTTGTCGTAGTAACGTGAATCGAGCTTAGAGGAGCTGTTGCCATATCTGTTGCGGACAGTCATTGCAATCTTCTTGTACTCGTCCTCCGTGAACTGGTCACCAGCTATCCTCTTCAGCTCTTGTATCGTCATCTTCCTCACATAACCACAGTACATGATGTCGTTCATGTTAGGGTCTTCAGTGAAGCTATGAATAAAGCTGATGGGATCCACATACTTCTCCGTGATGCCATAGTTGGGATCGTTATCCCTTTTTGTGACAGCCAACCCTACGTTCACCAAATCCTCTACGCAACGCCTGTAAATAGAATCGTTGAAGTCATTCCACTCCAACGTCATGTCTGTGGCTAACTGTGCAGCAACTTCTGCATCAGTTTTAATAAAGCTGTCCATGAAGATTTCAACTTCTTCAGGAGTGTCTGGAAGCTGGTCTGGATCCACTTGAGTGGAGAGTCCAAGTTCTTTAGCTTGCTGAAGAAGAGGTTTTTCTTTGATAGCAGCTTTGATGTAATTCTTTTTACCATCTTTCTCTGTTTGTGAAATGGGGTCTACAGCCTCAAGGTTTGGATATGGCTTCCTTGAGAGTATCTTGTTTACTACAATGTTTACAAACTTAGGAACAATAGGAACAGGTCGCCAATCAATATTGAGCAAGCTGCCATCGCCAGAGTTAGGGTCAAGACTTGTAAGTATCTGCTTGTATACTGAGGTGTCCTGTGTGCCGTTGGCATAATCTCTGTTCCTTTCAAATTCTTTTAGCCTCCGTCTGTACAGGGATGCTTCATCATCAATGCTGCCCCACTGACTTTCAATGGCTTTAGCATATGTCAGTCCGTAAGACTTGCTACACTTCGTAGCATGATCTGCCAACGGATCTGGAAATGACTTCAAGCCAAATTTGTCTCCCTCCTGCTTACTGTACATTTACGGAAAAATAATATTGCACAAAGATACTGCTTTAGGAGTTGAATTTGAATCGCCTAAAGAACTGTTTGTCAGAGGTATCCGAGGGTGGCTTGGGCTTCACGTAATTTTGACTTGCAAGCAGTGCCAAACCCGAACTGATGGTGAGGTCATACTTGGTTCTTTTAGTGATTCGGTAGTTTATCCAATCATTGAGTGTCCTGTCAAAGAACATCTTCCCTGCATTGCCCTCCTCGTCATATCCAACGTGATTGTGTATAAAGCTTTCTATGGCTTGTGCATGGCTCTGAATGATCTCTGATGAGTTAGATGGAATGCCCTTCGTTTTCACCTTGATGTTGCTGTTCCCTGTAGACAGGCTCTTGGGTCGGTCCATCAGGTAGCCCATGTACCCCCTGCTCTCAAAGTACCTTGCAATACCATACTTGTTGTTCTCTATCAGCACCTTTGCCCCATAGTAGAAAGTAGCCATCAGGACATCCTCATAGAATATCCTTGCCAACGGTGGTCGTGTTGCATACTCTAACACAAACTGGTTTGAAGGAATATTACCACTCATGTTGAATCCCGTATACAAATGAAACGCACCGTTTGAACCTCGGCTGTCTGTGGTTTCGTCAATATCGTATGAGTCCACACCACCGAATACAAAATCATTTGGACTTACCAGTTGATTTCTCTCAAGCTTCTTCTTGTTCCTCATGTCCTGAGCAGGAAGCCAACTTACATTGAACTTTCCATTTGGATCGTCCATGAATATTACTTCCGTGTCTTTCTCCCCATTCTTCCAAACAAAATTACCAGTACGGGTAGGAAATGGATAGAGAGTACTATTATAATCAAGTTGGTCATATATCTTGGCTACGTTAAAGGTGGATGTGTCAAGTGAGTCCCTGAACGCCTCATCCATTGTAAAAGGAAACTGTCTAATGAATTCATTCAGCTCCTTCGCATCTCCCTTTAACGCCTCTCTCTCGTTCTTTAGGAATGTTTTGGCTCCTATGCTTACATAGTCTCCGTCAATAGTCTGTATTGGTTCTTTTGGATCCTCTATGATGGGGTTTCCGTGCTTGTCAAAGAAGCCTTCTAATGCCTCGTATGCTGGTATGAATATGCTATACAGTCCACTCTTTGTTCTGCCGTTTTCATTCCTCTCCTTTGGGTTGGAATACTCCACCAGCTTCTTGAACTCACTACCTCCCATACTCATGGGATTCACAGTGCTACCCACCAATGCTTTCCCTACAATCTTACGACCTACAATAAGGCAAGTTCTATTTATCCTCCAAAAGTCTTGCAGGTCACAGGTTTCCCACTTTCCTGCCTCATCCATAAGCAGCCTGTACAGCTTACTTCCGTCATAGGCGTTTGTAGTGGTGTTTTTGTGATCGATTATCGTGTTGAGAGCCTCGTCCCTCTGTATGGTCCTCGCCTTCTTGGTGACACGTTTGGAAGGTGTTCTGAATGCCAACTCAGCTCTTGGGTTGGTGGTTCCATCGAATATAGGTCTTGCCCACCAAGGCATATTCCTGAACCCGTTCACCACCTTGGAGATGAACACCACATTCTTAGCATCATCACCTGTCTTACTGACAATACCCAAGTGCTTATCCTTCACCTGAGATCCATCGTTTAGCAGGATGGAGGCAGACATATTCGAGTATCCAGAACGCCTGCACTTGGTAAACACTTGACCTATACTCCTACCATCACTATTGCAAGCCTCCCAATGCAGAAACAGCTTCCTTTGGAACTGAAGGAAGTTTCCATGCCCGATGTCCAACTTGTAGTGGGTGAGCATGAAGTAGTGGTTGCCCGTGATGTATGTGGGATGTCCATTGTTCATGAACCACACACCCTCCCTACGTCTTCGGAAGTCCTCCCTTATTATCCTTGAGTATGTCTCCCTGAGCTGAGAAGGTAGTTCGTTGAACTCGTCTTGACCACTTATCTGTGTAAGCTCCTTAGGGAAGATGGGGGTGCGCCAATGCTGCTGTGCCTTTGGCTTGTCCGAGAACCATATGTTCTTCTTGAGAGGTTTCTTAGGGAGTTGTATTTGAATCCCCTCTATCTCAATCACTTCACCCTCCGTGTCGTTTGGGCATATTTTGATGGGCATATCCATCATTAAAGCCTTTTTATGGGTGTTATGATGGGATTATCCACCACTGAATTCTTCCGCAAAACCACCACTCCAATCAATCTCTGTGGTGTTGCTGTTTGATTCTTTTAGCTCCTCCAGCATTGTGGTGAGCTTTTGGTGCTCTACGATGAGTTCTCTTGCATCTAATGCTGCTGTCTTAATAGACTGTAGCTCTGCCTTACGAGCACTTCCTGTGGTGTCGGGATCCACGCCCCTTGCCACCTCATTTGTGGTGTTCTCTATAGCAGACTCAATAGCCTTCTGAAGCCTCTTGATGGCATCTACCTCCTTGAATTTTACTGGTCTTCCAGCCATACGAACAACATATCTGTGTAGAGCATCCTCCACATAGGCTCTCCGTCTATCTCGATCTCGTAGTCGGAGTTCTTGGAAAACTCAACAAGGTCTCCCTCCTTCACATCGTGGTAGTCCTTGCTCATGTACTTCACCCTGCCCATGGAGTTTGTCTTCTCCTGAATAATCTCAAGCACCTCAGACTGTAGCTTGTCGTTCTGCTCTACAGGCTCTACAAGTACCCATTCACCCAAGCTCTTTATCACACCATCCTTATTCTTGTGTGCAATGGCTTGGTCGGGGCGTACATTGAACTTCTT